CAGACTCAAACTCTAAGTAGGCTTTTGCAGCAGCTATAAGGTTTCCCATGCAGTATTTTGGCTTTCGTTTATCATTTCAAACACCTCTTTACTCGTCATACCCCTGCATAATCAATAATCCAATATCTCTATCAACATTACCGCTTGAGGCAACCTCAGCAGACATAATGCCGTTAACAGACATGCAGGTAAATCCTGCAGTCGTTTCAAATTGCAATAGATCACCGTAAGGACTTACCTGCTGTATCACTTTTAATCCTTCCTGAAGACTTCTTCTTTAATACTGTTTGCTTCTTTGGTGTTTCCCTTAACAATCTGCTCATAATAACCTGTGAGTGACAGGCTAAAAATTTTCTCATCCATCATTGCCATTGTTTATACCACCGTCTTAATTTCTATACTCTACCTACAACTTAATACTATTTAACAGTTATGCTATACAAAGTAATTTAATCCGTTTCCCACATCTCACACAGTAAGCACAAGTGCCTCTATAGTTCCTAAAAACGTCAATACGCCTGTTAAAGCGTGTGAGTGTAAATTCAGTACACCCACAATTACATACAATAGGTTTATGCTCTGCCTTCACACAATCGCCTCAATAAACCAACTTCTGAAATACTCCCTGTGTTTTCTGTAAAACGCTATCCATTCCGGTTCTGTGATTATTGTATTTGTTGTTTTCTTATCGTTCCGGTTTACCCTTCCATACTGCTGCATTACCTCATTAGCAGCTTCTACATACTCCCATTCTTTACCCTGATACTTCCATTTTGCACGGGTTAAGTGATCTGTAGGATTCTGCCGCTTAACATATGTAATTACATTATTTAGTATGTCCAGTTCAGGTAAATCAATACCTCTACCCATATTCACAGCAATAAGTATCTGTGTTTTATTCTTAGACCTTTTAAATCTGTCTATCGCGTCACCGCGTAATACTGCACCCTCAATACTTGCCATAGTACTTTCTCTCGATTGCACAATAGGCTTTATCTTGCCGTGACTTACTCTATATATTTCAGATCCTAGTCTTTCAGCAATTGAGTAAGAGGGCACATGCACAATAGTCTTGCCTGGCATAAGAGTATCTGAAGGTTCACTAAGCATTTTTGCTAGTTTAGGTATTGTCTCATCTCTGTTTTTCATTGTTAAGGACCCCACAGGAACAAACTTAAAAGGTCTTACTTCCTTTGGAAACGGACTCTTAACCTCTATGAACTCCCACCCTTCAAGCTTTTGAGGAGTTGCGCTCATAAGGACAACTATTCTGTTTTCTGTGTCAAGTGCTTCATCTAAGAATCTCTCAATTGAAACAGGTTCAAAAGGTGTTGTTTTGCCGTTATCATCTGACACAATATACTTATTTCCATCTTTTATATCGGTTAATAACCTCTCTATTCTATCAACCTTATCGGTAAGCCATCTTCTGTGTTTAATATTCTCTAGTGTTTTATCCAGGTTATCAAGCTCATAAGTGTAAGCTTCTTTCTTATCCTGCAGGCACATTTCATAATCTGCAAAGTTATCAAAATGCCAGTAGTCGTCTATCACAAGTTTCCTGAACATTCTAATAAATGGTTCCATGTAATCACACTCATCCACAATAACAACTTCAGGAGAGTTTGTTACACCCATCTGCAATAAAGTAAAATTACTGTTGCCTAGCATATTTTTCTTAAAAGCTCCAAATGCCTGCTTATAGCTGCAATACTTACAAGGGCAGGCTTCAGCGTCATGTCTGCTGCAATTATCACATTCGCGTTCATCAAACATTTTTAGTTTATTTTTTGAATCCATTGCCTCTTTATAGCTCATTGTGCAAATGCCTGCTGCACAAAAGCCATTATCACAAGAAACCTTTTCACCCTTTATACTTCTCATTGCAGTACATTCATAATGTTTCTTGCCAGTGAGAGATAGTAAAGGGAATTTATGGTCTCCTTCAAACTCTTTGTATTGGTCCACAAGAGTATTCAAAGGAGAAGTAATAAGAGTAGGCAACCCTTTAGAAGCTGCCAGATTAGCTATACCTTTTGCAATACCGGACTTTCCGGCACCTGTAGGAGCACAGATAATAAATTTACGTTTTCCCTCAGACAATTTTTGCTCAAACCATTCTAAAACCTCAGTTTGTTGAGGTCTTGGAGTGTTTATTTTTGCTGTCTGTGGGAAATAGTTTAAGATAGTCATTATCGCATCTCAGAGAATAGTTCCTCATACTTTTTGTACTCAACCTGTATTTTAGCTAGTTCCTTCTCTTTTGTGGACAGTTCACACTTAATAATATTCAACTCATCTATAATTCTAGAGTTTATAGGGCTGTTTTCAAGCTTTAGTATGTTCTTCTTAACTTCTGCAATCTCGTGCTGTTTCTCTCTTATATCTCTCTGTCTAACAAAGCCCATTTATACCACCACATTATTCTTTAGTTTCTGTAGGTCTAAGTGAAGCACCACAAAACGGACAGTAACCCACAATTAAACCTTTGTCTTTACACCCTGTATAAAATATTATAGTTTTTAATACGTAATGGTTGCCGCCTTCATCCTGTACTAATCCATATAAAGGAGTAAACCCCTGTGAGTGGGAAAACTCAGGATTTAACCTTTGTGCTAGGTGTGGACCCAACACCAAACAGTCTTTTCATTACTCCACCCACAATTAAACTCTTTTAAAGTGTTATCAGGTAACTTCATTTATACCACCACCAAAATTTAATAATCACATGTAACAAAATCGAAATCGTCTTCTTCATCTGCAACTTTCAGCATACAAGGCTCAGGAAGTTCTTTGTACCGCTGAACCAGCCAAGCTACAGGAATCAACGTTACCAGTGCAAGAACTACAGGCAGGTTGCACAGGTATAGTACTGTTTCAACTGCAATACCAACAAGTGTAACACCTATAATTATATTAGGAATATTTTCTCTAGTCAGTTTATCGTTTATCATACTCTTACCGTTTATCATACTCTCCACACTCCTTATACTTTCCACTTACAATAGATCCATATCCGTATATTTCACAAGTGCAAACACTTCTATCATACTTTTTACATGTAGTGCAGTCTTTTCAGGTCATTCTGATTCCTCATAACCAACTAGTTCAGCTAGTCTGCATAACTTAAAAGCCTTCCACCCTTCTACCCTTTTATCCTGGTTGAAAAGTAGCTTCATCTGCTCAAACAATATTTCACAGTCTGCAATTTCCTCACACACATTATTCGGCTTGCCTCTTTTGTACTTGCAGAGTGCCTGGATAAGTTCAGAACACTCTTCAACACACATATCAATTTGACTTTCTGCCCCGTTTACACGTAGGACTTCTTTATACAGGTCTTGATCCGCCATTCTTATCCCTGCTTACCTACACTGCAGGTATTAGTGTATAATAATCTGTGAGCAGCCCCAGACGCATAAGACAGCCTTTCAGCACAAATGCTGCTCTAGCGTGCATTTTTCCTTCATCGGTTCCTCTGTAGAATTCAACCGAGCATAAAACCCATGCGTAATGTGCTCTTTCCTTCGTTTCAAGTTCTGGATCAATCATGTTCATTCGCTCCCCACGTTTTCTATTTTCTTATCAAGTTCCTCATAAACTGGGAGCAGGTCTTTGTACTCCTGGTCGTCCCAGTGATGGTTCCGCATTCCGTTCCACGTTTTCTCTTTTTTAACCTCCAACTCACGTTCCTGTTTTGACAGGGCAACGTAAATTCGTCTAACGTCCCAGCCTGTGCTTTTTATCAGTTCGTTGATTTCTTTTATTGGTAATTTATTATACCAGTCTTGCATGTTAAGATTCCTCCTTTTCTCGTGCAACAAAAAAAGGTAATAATTCAGTTTCTCTGTCTGTCAACATTCAACCTATACCCAAGCTCCTCGTTAGAGATCAGCCTCGGGACAATCCTTCCACAACAGTCACATTTCCAGAACTCCTGCACTCCCTGGGGAACTCTGATTACACTTATTGGGTGGATTGCATTCTCGGTTTTGCAGCCTGAGCAGGTGCATCTCTTCACTGAGGTTTTCTTAATGTAGTCCTCGATGTAGTTCTCAAATGCTATTCTATATGCTAAGCATACTATTTAAATGTTTGCTTAGCACTTCCTTATAACGAGCTCTGCCCATAACCCCCCCTTTTCCATTTCCTTGCATGTGTCTCTACCAACGTAAGCAAGACCGCCTTTTGGATAGAATTTTGTGATTTGTCGACGGTCGACTACCACAAGACATTTAAAACGGAAATCCACTTCCGAGATATGCCTTACTACCTCATCTCTGTCAACCTGCTCCCCTGCAGCTTCGAGTGAGTCCAGGAAGATTCTGACGAATTCTTTAGCGTCTTCACCATCTGAGATATTTTGAAGGTGTCCTAAGAGGGCGTTAGCAAGCTCAAGCGAGGGAAAAAGAGGCATTATGCACCTCCCTGCTTACCTACACTGCAGGTATTAGTGTATAATACCCTTTTGTTAAAAAACTCAGACTTTGCCTCTCTGCATATGAAAACAACACCTTCAGAACACCTAAAAGCTTTTCTACAATTTGCACAGTTACACATTTTATACCACCTCATTTTAACTTAACTTACATTCTTACCTATGTGTTGTATCTATATAAACTTTTTGTTTGAGACTTAAACAGGTTAAAAATTTTATTTTAGGTTGTAATTCATAATGAAAGGGTCTATATAAAGAACCGTTCATTACAAACGAAGGCTATTTAAATCTCTACCTTTTTTCTGTCCTTAAGCTCCTGGCGTTTACCTGCGTTCCAACCTTCTACAGCCTGCAGGTACCCTGTAATTCTTGAAAGGTGCTGCACTTTATCAGACCCGCACTTAGGGCACTTGCCATGCAGTCCATTACTTACATATCCACCATTTGTGCATACTGTCATATCTCTGGTGAAGGCAAAATACCCAACCTGAGTATTTTTTGCCAGTTGCATGGCGAAATCCATCAGTCCTTCAGGTCTTGAGCTGCCCTCACCTAACCAGATATGAAGAATATTTCCACCATCTACCACAGGGAAGAAGGTATGCTCATAACTAATTCTCTCAGGCAGTGTTATGTTTGCGTTTACTGCTACGTGTGTGCCGTTTGTATAGTATACTGGTAAGTCCTTTGTCTTGCCTATCTGCTGTAGTGCTGCCTCAAGATCTCCCTTTATTACAGTCGCCGCTTTGCTCTTGTATTCTTCGTGCAGTAGATCACTAACTGCAAATCTCTGCGCTGTTGTCTCTGCAGGTGTGCGCGCAAGAGCAATAGTTATACCATTTTCTTTTGAGAGCTCCTGAGCGTACAACTTCATCTCAAACATTGCCCTGATTGCCAGCTTGTAGGCTTCTTTACTTTCATGGATTTGTTTGCCTGTGTGATACTGAACCATTTCATTTATCCCTATTACTCCAATTGTGTACACAAGACTATCAAAATCCACTGCCATGGAACCTATTTCTCCGGTGTTAGGGTCTCTAGGACGCTGTGAGGCGAAAGGAATCCTGCCCTTTATAATTAGGTTATCCATCCATTTTCGTTTAACCTTGAAGATCTCAATGGCGTTATCCATGAGAGTTCTCAACCCTTTGAATAATTTCTCATCGTTGTGTTCTGCTTCATATGCTACCCTGGGGCAGTTTAAGGACATTACCATCCAGGACCCCATGGAGAAATGAGCACCCTCTCTGAAGTACATTTTATCCTCAAACTCTGCATCATCTTCAGGAGTTGCAGAAAACTGGTATGCACAATTTCCGCTTAATATACCATTCCCCAGTAGAAAGTCATGACCAGGTACATTTACAGGATCGTAGACACTCTCAGTGCAGTCAAGTGTGGCTATACTCTTTATTTTAACATATCTTTTTAACTCTCTTGAATCCTGATTAAAAAATGCTGTAACATCATCCTCTTTATTAATGGTAAGCATATACCTAAGTTTTCTGTTTGGGCGTTTATCTTTATACTCCCCATAATGAATATTCAACCCAAGGGACTGTGCCAGTAACAGTACACCCTGTGCTAAGGGTTTTGATATGGTGTTAAACTCTATCCTGCGTTTATCAGCCTTCTTTCCATTCTTCCTGTAGCATCCATCACCCTCAAAGTATCCGTGTAAGAATGCCCATTTAGCATCATCAGTGGCTAAAAATACAAATGGAGGGACTTCCATATCTCTACCGTGCATTGCTATACCGTTATCTATTAGCCAATTATACATTAATTTACTGCCTGCTCTTACATCCAAACCTTTTCCATTATTTGTAGAACATGTTATGGGGGTAACACCAAACAAATCTTTAATCAAACACACGACTTCATTAACTAAATCTTCCTCAGTATGGCTAAATGACCATGTGACATATTTTGACGAGTTTCTTGCACTTGTTGACCCCTCAGCAGCGTATAACCCAAATAACCTTGAGAGTTTAAGCATGGTGTTACAATCATGGTGTGACTGTGGGAGTCTTGAGAGTATTAAACTACTCTGTCCAAATGTAGGTAATTCTTGCACTAAGCAGTCTGTAGCTATGTTTATGTCACACGCGCTTTTTTTCATCTCAACACCACTAGATCTTACAGGTAATTTGTGGTCAAGTGTACACCTAACTTTCCTGCAAAACTCATCAGTTATTTCCAATATCTGTGTTGACGATCTGCACAGCATAGACTCAAATTTAGTCCACTTTTCAGCTACCGATGGAGCATATAGTATACTATTGGTATCCATAGAATTTATTGTAACAAGTTTTACTCCATCACATGTCATTATAGGTATAAGTGTACTGCCTAAAATACAGCACTGATAGCATGAAATACCACCTTTCGCACTCCTATATTCTGGCAATTGGTTGTCAAAGTAAGGAGTTCCAAACTTTGCAGCTAGTTCAAATGCCTTAAGATATAGGTCATGATAACTTAGCATGTCAGGGTTGTTTCTGTTAAATTCTTCATCCTCCTGCATGAAATCCGCTTCCATTGATATTTCAGGCTTTGGGAAACTAAATGGTTTACCTATTGCATCACCTTCTATCATTACGTCCATGAGTGCTTTAAAGCCTAATCTTACTTCTCTCTCAAACTCTCCATAGGTTCTGAGAGGAGCCTGAGTACCGTCATGGACTTTTCCAAATGCTACTATAGGTTTATCTTTCCATAGGTTGTTTACTCCTGGTGTGAGCTGCACAGAGCTAAATACTGTGTTGTGTGCTACAATACCGTTTGCAAGTACAAAGTTCTCGTTGTCCTGTACGCTTACATCATAAACATATTTTAGCTGTTCACTTGGTGTAATCTCTTTAATCTTTGAAGGAAGGATTCTTTTTACTTTATTGTATATTACAGGGATTCTGTCAGCAATCATTTCAAGATGCCCACGTTTTACATTTCGTTCCTTTTGGGAAAATGCACATGACACTTTCTGTAAGCCTTGTCCATATTCAGCTTCTATTGCTTTTAGTATGCTAGAAAAATCATGGTGTGTGTAATCTCCACCTGCAGAAAATGATCTGTCTAACTGTCTTGATGAGTTGGTAACACTAATTTTTCTTGAAGACTGTGCATTAAATTGTACACGTGAAACAGGATAATTTCTTTTAAAGTTTGATTCTGATGACCTTTCAGATACACAGTATTGTAAACCTAATCTCATGGCAATGTACTGCACTTGGGTGATAAGTGATTTAGATGTGGTGCAAAACTCATATCTATTTCTTGATAAGTTACCATCTGTTGATAGTAGTCCATCTAGAAGTGCATTCAACACACTATCAGAAGCGCTTAAGAATGCGTCTGGAATATGTTTGTTTGCAGCACCCTTACCTATATCCTGAATGTATGGAATACCTGTAGTGCTAAAACTACCCTCTAAACAGTTTTTATTGTTAAATCTGTGCCAGGTAATTAAAGGTTTATTAAATTTTTGCATAACTATATTAACCTTGTTGCGTACTTCTACGTCTGATAAACACAGACTCATGGATGATTTTGCAACCCCATTATTATCTGTAAGACTTCCATCACCTATGCAAACACCCACAAGAAATGCTATATCTTCCGACATGTCTTTTATGGGTTCTCCTGCATGATGGTCTATAAACTTACATGCGGTAATAATTTTTGTTGGCACACTTGCAGGAGAAGTTTCTATAAACTCCACATTATCAGACAGCGTAAATAAACTGTGATCTGCTGTTGTTGTTATCACCCTTCCATCATACAACCTTGTACAGACAGTTTCAGACGCAGGTATGTGAACATGCACTGCTGTTAAGGGCTTCCACTCAACATCACCTGTTACTTTATTCAGAGATAAAATTTCAGTGCCATCACAGACTTCCTTTGCCCCTGGAGTGTCAAGGTAAGTATGGCAAACTTCACCTATTGGAATTATACTTACAATACCTTTACACCTTATAACAAGTGGTTCAGCATAGCTTGTGCTTTGTCCACCTCTTGCACACATCATCTGCATCATTTCATATACAAACATCTGCATAAGCTGTCTAATTTCCTTTTCTGTTTTCCCTTCAAAGTATGGTGCAAGGAAAGTTAAGAAATTATAAAGTCCTTCTCCACCTGCAAAGTTTGTCTGTGCTGCACCAAGCATTTTAACTAAGTGAAGTATTGCAACTTCAGCCTTTAATGAAGGCTTCGCTATACTCGACTGTGTCCCTACTCCGTCAGGCATAAGCCCATAGTAAAAACAGTATCGGGCGTCCCAATCTTGGCAAAACGGGCGAGTTCCTAAGTATTCTAGATCATGCACATGAAGATTACCATTTAAGTGCAAATTAGCCAGCTTTTCAGGCATGAGCAAAAGGTTCTGCTCCTTACTCATCTTATCCGCTTTTCTCTTGTGTGAAGTTTCCGCGTTATTCAACTGGTTTGCGTTATCGTTAGCCTCAAAACCATACCCTGAGTCAATCTCGTAAGCGTCATACACGGAGGCACCTACCCTAGTCATTATGTTGCGCCATTCAGCCTTACCTTCTTCAAGCAGTACGCTATTTACTACCTCTCTGATAAGTGGACCTGAAACCTGTTTGATATTAAGCTTAAGTATAAGATTTTCTGTCTTCTGTGCAACTGCCTGAGCTTCTTCTATAGTTGCAGCAGGTTTGTTATAAAATATCTCACTCAGTTTAGTTTCCTTTACTATCTGATTTACAATTGTTTGTCTGTCCCAGGGCATAATAAAGCCGTCTGTGTTCTTTACTGTGATATTGTCTATCATTGTTTATCTCTCCCATGTGTTAAATTTGTCTGAATCACCTATTTTCAGGTGTGCATTAACCACATACCTGCAATACTTTCCTATACCTCTGCCAAGTCTGAAAGCAAAGTATCGCTGCAACTGCCTAAATCCATAATCATCTGAAGGACTTGCCTGCCCACAGTCGTTACTTCTGAAGATAGTAGTCATGCAGACTAAGCCGTCTATAATTTCAATCTGCAATCCTACACAACATGGCACTTCTTTTGTGGACCCTACGTGTTCAGGACGGAATAAAGGAATATAGGCTCTTCTTGTGTTAGGATTCTGTCGGAGGACTTTAATAGTTTTTTCTATGAGTCCTTCCATCCACATTAACCAACCATAACCATAATCAAAGCCAAGCCCCCTAAGCCTAGCATGAGAAGGATAAATAAGACCTGCTGCAAAGTCATTATCTAGTCTTTCTGTAGTGCTGCCCATTGGTACATGAGCCATATCCTGTGAGTCACAAATGAAGTGTATATTATGGCAAAATATGCATGAATCGCCATTCTGATCTTTAGTAAGCTCTCCGTTTTCTCTTATGTGTTTCACGCCTGAAGAGTGAATACCCGCTAAGGTTTTTTCTACTATTTCCATGTTATCAGTCCAGAAGATCCTTGAAGCTTAACCAGCCTTTTCTAATGCAAATTAGCACTAGATAACCAAGCAGGTCCACAACATCATTCTTTCTTAACTCTTCACTGTTCTTTATTCTGCTTAGTTTATCATCTATCCTGGCATAAAGCAAGTCTTCAGACTCACTCTTAGAAAATACATTCATAGGCTCTAATGCAGAATTACCATACTTTTCATTCTTCTTTTTTAGGAAATACGATAAGTTTTCACACACTAACATAATTTTCTCTGCTGTTTCCTCAGTCATTTTACCACCTCAGTATCAATTTAACATTACAGAAAGGGCATTTAATAAATAACCCTCCTATAGCTGTTTTCCTGAACTCACCACCACATGCCGGACAGGTTATAAGTTTGTAAATTTTATCACCATATAGCTATTATCTGTCCAATTTTATTATAAATCTCTTTAAAATAAAAAAGCTGTCTATCTGACAGCTCTACTTTCTCCATAGGAGTTCTACCAAACTTGCTATCTTCAAGTTCATTTACTTTTAATAGAAGCCTGTTTATTTCGTGAAGATCAGACATTTAAACCACCTTACAAAATAACTTCTTCAACATTAACGCCGTACTCTCTAGGATTAAGCTTAACCTTCAGATACCCAATTTTCAAAGGTCTATATCCTGCCTGCTCTGGATAAGATACACCGCTTCCCTCTACAACCCCTTTTAAAAAGCTTCCTGTGTTACAGAAATACTGTGTCTTAAGTCCAAGGTGTCCAAACTTAGTCTGAAACATTCTCTGCTGGCTTGTATAGAATAAATCATGTGAATGTCCTGCTGCTGCAATATCAAAATCTATGTGAGAGGCTAACCCTTCAAGTGAGTTGACTTTTCCACCTCTGAGCCTGCCTGCTGCATGCCCGTGTGTTGAATAAAGATTATACGAAAACTTCTTTCCTCTTTTGCAGTATGACAGCCTGGAAAGTGCTGTATATTCTGAATAAGTTGTTTCAAGGTTCTCACAAAGATCTTTTACCATGTCTATGTGGCAGTATTTTGTAACTGACTGGTCATGGTTCCCTGAGTGAATCATAAGAATCTGGTCTGAAATGGGTTTAAGCAGTTTTTCTACACTCTTATACTGCCTGCCTATCATATTGTCGCCTAAAAATTCAGGTGCAACAGTTCCCATGTCAAAACGCTTATCCCTGGAGGAAATGCACTCACACAGATCACCAAGGATAATTAAATTATACCCATTTTTCCTAACATCTGAAACCATTTTTTTAAGTGCTGCCATATCAGTGTTTTTGTTGCCTACGTGAAAGTCAGAAGCCAGTACAGTTGTATCAGATTCAAGGTTAAATTCATTGCATATCATTTATACCACCCACCTAAAATTTAAGAGCTGTATTACAGCCCTTCCACCCCTGCAAGTTTCCACATATAAAAAGTAACTTCTCTAGGCTGCATTGTTTCAGCATCCAACTCTTTAGGATCAGGGATAAACGTTTTAGTCTCTACATTGAACGAGCACTCTTTTCCGCACAAATCTGGAGTGGTTGCAACCTCTGTGTAATCTGTGTTAAACTTCACTGCAACCTTAAATTTTTTAAATGACTCAAGGAACCTGGACATAGTACTAAACTTTTTAGGCTCAAGAACACCCTTATTCTCCACCCACTTATCAAGCTTCATATCAAGTCTTAAAGATGGTTCCTCACCCTCAAAATTAATAACAAGATCTGTTCTAGTTCCACCACCGTATTTAGGAGCATCCTCAAGTATTATTTCAGATACTACCGCCTTGAAACTTTCTGTTCTCTTAAAAAACTTGTTCTGGAGAGGAACAACCTTTACCATCTTATACCACCTCAATATTAAGCATCTTTAAAGTTCTTACACAAACTCTTTCTGTCTGTTCATCAACGTTCATCTCGCCACACACAACACGCACCAAAACTTTCATGAGTGCTGCGCTTTCTTCATAAGTAAGGGAGAGTTGCAGCATGTTACTGCATCTCCGGTTTGTTTTTGTTAAGGTTCTTCTTCATGTCTGCAATAACTGCTTTAACCTGTCCTGACAGCTCAAAAAAATCCTGCCCGATCATGTCATAAACCTCTAACGAGTCACCCTCACATTCCATATGTCTAGTAATTCTTACCTTTGCGTATGGTTTTACTTCACCCTCTGCGCCTGTATCCGCGCCTGCTTCAACTTCAATTGTGACAGGCTGTTTGATTGTAGAGATTGTCTCAATTACCTGGTCAGGTGAGTTCTCTTCTTCTTCCTCCTCCTCTTCTTCTTCTTCGTAAAATTCCTCTTCTTCGTCTTCTCCTTCCATAATTTCTTTGAGTTCTTCTTCAGTGAGGTCTTCATTTGCGTTAATGTCATCTGCAATCTGCTTTGCTTCTTCTCTTGTCATTTCTGGTGTCATATTCTTCAGCTCCATATTATAGTTCATTTGTACTCAGTTTATTTAATAAGTCTAGCTCATCACTGCTTTACGCAAAGGCTTCTCACGCAATCCATGAGTGCCCTATAATTATCATACTGTGCCAGTGCAGTATTTACCGCCGAAACATCACCGATTTTCGAGAATTTCTTAATATCTTTAAGTTTATCTCCAGCCCTGATATTCAATTCTTCAAGGGATTCAGCAACAGATAGCTTATCTCCCTTTTCACAAAGTTCTATTATATCCATTTGTACCACCTTTTTAATTTATCATTTTAGTCTGTCGCTTTAGACTTGCTTACTCCAGCAAATCTTAGCAACACTTACTACGGTACGATAGTATAAAAGCTTTTCGTATGTAGGTGGAATCCTTACATGGCTTATACACCAACTTTAGATTTTAGTAGATTTTCAGCCTTACATTATACTACCTTAGAGCCAGTTACGTAAACGTTATATACTACTTGTGTGCATACTCTGTAGAAACGGAAAGAAAAATTAAAGCTGTAAAATCTACAGAATAAAAAATTAAACTATCGTGATAGAATCTGAAAGTTTAGGCGGTTAAACATGATGCACACAATGAACATGTCAAAATACGTTGTCAAGAATGGACCAGTAAGCAACCTGCAGAGCACGCTTAATGACCTGGATGAACAGGGTTATAATTTTATGAACCTACACCAGTTTTTGACTGCAGACGGGCTGAAATTCTCTCTTGTTATGTGCAGGTGATTTTGTGACCAGATCGAGAAAAATAGAAAAGGCAATTAAAGAGGATTACGATTTTAGTGCAATTGGTGAAGACTACACAGACAAGGACCCTGCAGAGTACACTAATATTGATGCAGTAGGCTTCTGTCCACACATAGACAACAGTAGGCTCCAGAAAATTATTCTGTCAAAGAAAGGTGAAGGCATTATACACAGAAAATGTGTCGCATCGAACGGTACTGACAGATTTTACCATTATGCACAGTTGCAGGACTTCAAGCCTGTACAGTTTTGCAAATTACAGCGGGATCCTGAGACAGATATTGAGAAATGCGAGAGATTTTTTGCAAAGTGCCCTGCATACCTTGCAGAAATTGCAGAAGAAAAGAAAAGCAAACGGAGAGTGGTTTAAATGGCAGAGAAAGTTTACATAGATGAAACTGGAAAAACCTACAGCTTTATAGAGTGTCCTGATGCAGTGATTACAGATATACTCAAAGAAGACCTGACAACAGTAGAGCTTGAGCTTTACAAAGTTGTGTATAAAAAGTTGGCAACTGTCTATATTGTGTCTAGGAAAGAGCATGACTGTGGGGAAACATTCGAGTACAAAACTAAAAAATCAGCACAGAAAAAGTATGATGCTCTTCTTGAGGCAGAGCTCCTAGCAATGGCTGAGTGGGATGCTGAGGAATGGAACAGCTTCAGAGAAGTTGCAAAAAAGGATTATCAGAAATGGGAAAAATGTTAGAAAAGAAGTGGTGGTATAGAGGGGATTAACTCCCCTCTGGTGGTATAAATGAACAACGATTCTCAGTTCACAGAAGAACAGAAACAACTGAGAATTATGTACAATACTCTATATGTACATAATAATATTTAAAGCTATCTATAGGAGTGGTATAAATGTTCAAATGCGATTACAGAAAGAGATGTGAAGGGTTCACTAGCGAATCTATCTATTGTATGAGCTACAGGGAATGCCAAAACTGTGGAATCTGGAAGCGTTTTGATAGAGGAGAAATAAAACAATACAAGAAAGTGATAGATTGAGCACGCTTTACAAAAATTATTGTGAGTACACTAATATTTGTGATGCATTTTCTGAACATTCTTTTATTTGCAGTAGTTGCAGAGAAGAGTGCAGTATAAGAGAAAAGTTTGTGAGTGGCGAGATTAAAGAGTTTAAGATGTAAACTTAGTTAATATACACACAAAGTATTAAATAGAAATACAGCATAATACTGTATCCTTTTAGTAAGAATGTTTGCTTACTAAAAGGATATATAAAGTGGTGGTAAAATGGTAAAGAAACAGATTATTATATGGAGCGTGTAACATGGAGAACGACAAAAAGCCTTCAAAGGCGTTTAGTGAAAAAGTCAAAGCGTCTATTGATTTAGTTTCACTTATTGGAAAGTCTGTTTCTCTACATAAGGAAGGAAACGAATGGTACATGGGCGCAACATCTGCAAGCAGTGTGAGTGGGAAATCCTTGAAAGTCAACTGCAGAGAGCAGTACTTCGTAAACTTTGCAGAAACAGACTGTAAGGGAGATGCTTTTAATTGGATTGCATATGATAGAAATCTTGATATTACGAAGGATTTTTTAGAAATTCTAAGAATTGCAGCAGAAGAGGCAGGTATACCCTTTGAAGGCGTAACAGATAAAGATATTGCAGAATCTGCAGAGGCTCATAAAGTGCATGATGCCTTAACACAGGCTGCAGAAATTTATCACACTAACCTTACTCCTGAGCTTAGGGCGTATGCAAAGGGCAAGTGGGGAATCACAGATGATACTATTGATTCTCTGAAAATTGGCTATGCAAAGCCGGGAAACGGAAGTAACTTAATAGGTGTTATTGATGACGATACACTACTAAAAACAGGGCTTGTAAACATTGTATATGCTAATGATGATACTAATACTGCAGTTGAAATATTCCAAGGTAGAATAGTATTTCCTTACTGGAATGGTGGCAAGGTTGTAAACTTTGCAGCAAGAGGATCTGAGAAGGATAAGGAAGGAAAGGTAAAGAATCCTGAAGAACAGGAGCTCCTTAAGACTCCAAACACGCCCTATGAAGGAGCTAAGTATAAGAAACTGCTAGTACACAGCGAAAAAAGACCTTATGTTAACAAGTCAATTAATAACAGATACCTCTTTGGTGAGGACTCAATACGAAAGCAAGATTATTGTATTATTACGGAGGGTATTGCAGATGCAATAATGCTTATGCAGAACGGTATTCCTGTGCTCTCACCTGTTACTGTTCAGTTTGCAGAGAACGACCATGATAAGCTTGTTCATGCTGCAAGGAGATTGAAAACTGTTTACATATGCAATGATAACGAGCTCTCAGGTGCCGGAGAACACGGAGCGATTAAGACAGCTCTCCTATTGAAGAATGAAGGAGTAGACGTTAAAATAATTCTGCTGCCGAAAGAGAACCTGTCTAAAATGGACGTTGCAGAGTATTTCTTAAGGCATACAAAAGAAGAGTTCGAGAAAGTAAAGGACCAGAGCAAGGATATTCTGGTTCACCTGCTTAACAAAGTTCAGCCTAGCACTTGCGCAGATGCGACAATTGCAAAGACTGAGAACTTTAAGAAAGCTATAGAATTTACGGAAACAGTTTTAAAGAACGTGACTAATGAAGATGAAGTAAATTTATTCATAAGAAACAACATAAAAAATTACTTTAATAAGTTTACTACAGAAGATATAAGATCAATAGCTAAAGCGTACAAAAATACAGTTGCAGAAAACAACAGTAAGAATCCTGACCAGGAACATAAAATGGTTTTTGATTTGGATTCTGAGTCTGGCAGGAGTACCATGATTCAGGTGCTTGCTAGAGAGATCATGCAGGAAAAGCACATGAAATATGTAGCAGGTATGTTAAGGATTTATGATAATGGTGTATATCCTGACGATCAAACAGCAATAACCAGACTTAAGAGAGATATTCTGATAATGGCAGGTAAAGAACATAAAACACCAATTGTTGAAAAGCACGCTAACAATGTAGTAAAAGTCCTTGAAATTTTAAACTCTGTGGGTGAAACAGAGCATAACTATGATCCAGACGATTTAGCAGTTGGGAACGGAATACTAAACCTTAAGACATTTGAATTGCAGGAGTTTACACCTGATAAAGTATTCTTCAATAAAATACCTATAAACTACGACCCCACAGCTCCAGAGCCTGAGTTATTCCTAGACCTTATGGATAAAGTGTTTAAAGGAAATGAAGAACAGAGAGTACTAATGCAGGAGATATTTGGCTTCTGCTTGCTAAATAACTACAAGTACCAGTCAATTATATATCTGTTGGGAGATGGTGGTAACGGAAAAGGGACAGTGATAAAGATCTTAACTTACTTACTTGGAAATGAGGCAACTTCTTCAGCCACATTAAATCAACTGACAGACCACAATAATGTTGACTATTATTTAGCTAAACTCCATGGTAAGCGTGCAAATATTTGCGGTGACATTGGAGCAAAGAAAATAGAGAACACAGAAAATATTAAGAAGCTGTCTTCAAACACTGATAAAATTAGTGCAAGGCTGCCTTATGGAGTGCCTTTTGATTTTATCAATAATGCCAAATTGATATTTGCATTGAACAAGATGCCTAAGAAGGACGCTTTCACTACTGGAGATAAAAGAAGAGATGTTATTATCTCTTTCAATAATCCAATATCGGATACAAAATACGATATAAAAGGATTTGCAGAACTTATCAGAGATAGTGGAGAAATGTCTGGAGTGCTCAACTGGGCTTTAGAAGGGTTAAAAAGACTAGAGAGAAACCAGAGATTTACTGATAAGAGGACAGTTGCACAAAAGGGACTCGAATATGATATGAAAAGTAATCCTATGAAATATTTTGTTGACGATTGCATAGACCAGGACCCGCTAGGTGGAGTTATACCAAATGTAACAGTCTATGAAGCATACAACAAATATAGGAAAATACATGGTATGCCTGAGCTGTCAGAGCAAGAAATTAAAAACGGTTTGAAATATTGGTGTGGACAGATAGGCATAACAGTAACAGAAAAAAGAGAACGTATGAAAAAGCTATGTGGATTTGTAACACCTGAGATTAAATCTATACTTGGAGATTCTAAGCAGGTTAGAGTATTCACAGGAATAAAACTAATGGAAAATGAAGAGGAAGATGCAAAAGGACTAAATACCTTTGCAAATGCAACACACACAGAAGAAAAGACTTCTGTGCTAGACGATTTTAAAAATGCTTTGTGTGACTGAACACACAAGCAATTTTTTTTAATTCTAGAAAAGTATCTTTAAAGCAACATTTGAGTAATTTCTTTAGAATTTTTGAGAATTTTCTGAAAATTTCTCTAAAAGCTGCTAAAATTCACTAAAATTTCCCTGTGCCAATCAAAAATTGCTTTGTGTCATGGCATGTGCCAATACCTTGTGTCGGCTAAAAACAGTAAGAGTGCCAAGTGTGCCGAGTAAAAGTAGGTAAAACAATATTTAATTATAAAATAATATTACAGAATAAATGCTCATATGTAAACATACGTGTAAAACTACTAGAGTCTCCTATGTAAAAAAAAGTCGGCACAAATACGGATTTTCCGCTATGCAGTGGCTTAAGTTATGGTCGGCACACATGTCCGCTTCTCGATTATATACTACTGATAGCGTTTTTGGTCGGCACAAGCAAAAAGGTCGGCACACTTTTTGTTTAGAAAAGTATTCTAAAAGCAATTTTGAGGTTTTGAGCATTTGCACAGGAAATTAACAGGCAAAATAAAATATTCCGTTCAGTAAAATTTATGCTCATTTGATCCTCTGAGAAGTTCAGACATACAAACATACCAACTTTAATTATTTTCTTTACCACGGGCTTCTGTGCAAGTCTGGTGTAAGGTTTGAGAGGTAAAGCTGTAGTTTGATATTTGACAGGCTAAAGTAAGATTTTCAGGCTGTTTTGTTAAAGACTTCGTAGTGTGGGAAAGTTATATATACTTTCAACACCTATTAGTATTTACTAAGGTGGTATAACTAAAACAGCTAGAATAAGTTAAGGTGGTATAAATGGAAAATTCAATGAAAATAATTAATGATTGTGCTGTAAAAAAGATTGACAGTATAAATAAGTGTGGTATACAGATGGCTCCATATGAGTCTAATAGTAATGAATCACTTAATGTTCAATTATTTTGGAAAGCTGAACAATTTAGGAATGGGAAACGTAAGGATATTATTATAGAGTTTAATGATAAGTGTTATAATGCTTGTGTTACGAGAGAAAACACAAGGCATCAAAAAGGAAACAACCTCAGATTAATGTGGACAAATGGTGGATTGTACACAGAAATACAGAAGGCTTTTTCAAAAGTAAACCATGTAATGTGTTTTAGTAAGACAAGCTCTGGAATAAGGTTTAAGTTAGATATACTCAGTGATGAAGAAGTGGATAACAAATTAAATAAATTATACTGATTTAAATAAATGGTGGTATAACATGGACAACGAAGTTTCTCAGATTGTTAAAGTTAGATTTAATAAATCAAATGGCGTTTACTCTTTGACTATTCCTTTGGAGTTAAGGGAGTTTGCAAAGCAATGTAAGTATATGGAATGTACACAGGATAAGGAAACAGGGAACTTGATTTATAGACAGGTGAGAGGTGTTTGAGTATGGAACTAAAAATAGATAATGAGTTTAGAGATCTGATCCCTCCGCTTTCTGCTGACGAGTTGCTTAACCTTGAGCAGAGTATTCTTGCAGAAGGCTGCAGGGACGCTATACAGACTTGGAACGGGTTTATAGTTGACGGGCATAATCGTTATAGCATTTGCAGTAGGCTTAATTTACCTTTTAAAGTTGAGGAAAAAGAGTTCTCTTCAAGAAATGATGTTTGCATATGGATGATTCAGAACCAGTTTGCCAGGAGGAACTTGAGCAACTATGTAAGAGGTGGGTTAGGGCTTAGGTTGGAAGAGTTCTTTAAAGAAAAGGCTGAGGAGAACTTAAAGTTTGGTGGCAGACCTAAAGAATCTGAAAAAGGTTTGTTGAAATCAACAAACCATTCTGAAGAAATTAAAGTTGAGAAAGTGAACACACGAAATGAGTTAGCAAAAATTTCAGGTGTTGGCTCTGACACCATATTTAAAATCAAAGAAATAAAATCCTCTGCACCCTCTGAAGTCCTTAGTGACTTAGAAAAGAAGCTTGCTGCAGGTGAAATATCTATTAATCAGGCTCATAAGTTTGTTCGTACATTAAAAGCTGTAAAAGATAATAATGCAGTAGGTAAGAAAATTCTTGAGGAACTTGAGAAAAGCCCTAGTAGCTCACTGGAAAACAAAACAAAAGAAGTTATACGTGAAGTCCAGAAGGCAGAGCGTGACAGAGAAATAAAAGAAGCAGAGGAAAGAAAACGTCTTGCACTTGAAGCAGTCAGAAAAGAACGTGAAGAAAACGAGCGAAGAGAAGCAGAGAGAATAAGAATAGAACGCCTTGAAAAAGAACGAGAAGAAAAATTCCGTCTTGAGCAGGAAAGACTAAGAAGAGAAATTGCAAGAAAAGAGAGAGAAGAACAGGAAAGGCTTGCAAGAGAGAAATACGAAAGAGAAAAAGCTGAAAAAGAAAAGCTCAGGAAAGAACGCCAGGAGCAGGAAAGAGTTGCAAGAGAAAAGCTTGCAGCAGAACAAGCAGAGAAAGCCAGAATAGAAAGAGAAAGACTTGCAGCAGAAAGGGCAGAAATAGAACGCCAGAGACTTGAAAGAGTAGCAAAAGAAAAGCTGGAAAAAGAAAGATTAGATAAAGAGCGTGCAGAACAGAAAGCACTTGCAGACGCGGAAGCAGAAAAGAAAAGGCTAGAGCGTCTTGCACTGGAAAAAGAACGCCAGGAACAGCAGAGAATAGAAAACGAAAGACTAGAAAAAGAACGCCTTGAAAAGTGTAGGCTTGAAGAGGAAAGACAGGCAAAGGAAAGAGTAGAGAATGAAAGGCTTGAAAAAGAGAGAAAAGAAAAAGAAAGAATAGAGAATGAAAGACTTGCAATAGAAAAGGCAGAGAATGACAGAATAGAGAAAGAACGCCTTGAAAAACTTAGAATAGAGAATGAAAAGCTGGAACTTGAAAGAGTAGAACAGGAAAGAATAGCAAAGGAGAAACTGGAACAGTTTAATCTGGAGCAGGAAAGAATAGCAAAAGAAAAGCTGGAACAGTACAAAAAAGAACAGGAACGTATAGAGCAGGAAAGGCAGCAGGAAATTCTTATAAGTGAAGCTGAGGAAGAGGGCAACGGGCTATTTGACGTTATTCTTTGTGATCCTCCATGGAGATATGATTTTGCAGAAACAAAGAATAGAGAAATAGAGAACCAGTATCCTACAATGGACTTGGAAGACATTAAAGCCCTGTCTTTACCTGCTGCAGACGATTGCATATTATTCATGTGGGCGACTGCTCCAAAGCTTGAACAGGCTTTTGAAGTTTTGAAAGCTTGGGGTTTCACCTATAAGACTTGCGCAGTATGGGACAAAGAGCTTATAGGAATGGGTTACTGGTTCAGAGGACAGCACGAATTATTACTTGTGGGCACTCGCGGGAAGCCTTGTGTACCTGAAGCACAGAACAGAGTATCAAGTGTTATAAAGTCAAGAAGAGAAGGACACAGTAAAAAACCAGACTGTGTTTATGACATAATAGAGAAAATGTGTCCAGGTGGAAGAAACTTAGAAATGTTTGCAAGAAATGCTCATCCAGGCTGGGTAGTATGGGGGAATCAGGTGTGACGTTACAAAATTGGAGTGACTGTTTAGTGTTTGGGGAGTTTGGGGAAGAGATGGCTAGGAAAAGAATAAGCCATTTTATTACTCCACTTTTAAAACACTTTGGGTATGGTGACTCAGCAGAAGACACACAAAAGCAGCGTAGCGGGATAGATTTTAGTTTAAATCTAAAAGAATTAGCATTTGACGTTAAGGTTAGGGACTTTAAATATTACTACGATAACAACGCTAACCTTGATATTGTGCTTGAAACTGTTAGTGTAGCAGAAAAAGGCGTTCCTGGCTGGCTTTACTCCAGTAAAAGTGATGTTATATTTTATGCTTGGGCTAACTCAGATAGGACAGACTTGTTTGATGCTGTAATACTTGTGTTAGATCCTATAAGGATATTCATTAGTGACTATATGAAGACACAAAACAGTAAAACACATAGAATTAGAACTAGGTGCTCTGAAACATACAACAGAGCAACACAAAGCCATTATCATACTGAGTTTCTACTGGTGCCTATTGAATTATTCCCTAGCAATGCTTTGCTATACTGTGGCATACGTGGATTAAAAGAAACATACTACATAGATAATACACAACATTTATAAATAATTAAAGCCTTATATAATATGGTGTTACTATGAAACTAGAAACATATAGAAAGTTTAATGGTGTCCAGTTTATTCTGGATGAATTATCAACATTTGGAATGTCTAAAACCGATGCTGAGAAGAGAAAAGCCATGTGGAAGAAGTCAGGCTATAGAGTAAGAGCAGTAAAAAACAGTAAAGGTAAATTTATAATCTATCGAGAGTACCCGAAAGCTTAATTTTTTTTCGATTTTTCTGGCTAAAAAGCATAGTGATGTACTTCTTCCTATAAATAATTATTTTTCTTTTTTTTTAATCTAGCTTTCCTTTTTTAATTCAACAGGCTAAAATAATATTTTCAGGCTGTAACAGTAGTAAGTAACAATGTTTAAATACAAGAACAACCCTAATACTTGTAGACAGTGGGTGATAAAGTGTATTATGCACATTCTACAAGTAACTTAACTAAAACAGACTGGCAAACATTAGCAGAACACTCTGAAAATGTCTCTTCTCTCGCAGCAAAGTTTGCAAATGACTTTAATGCTGCGTCCCTTGGTTATTATGCAGGTATCCTTCATGATATAGGTAAGTACTCAAAAAACTTTCAAGAAAGATTATGTGGCAGTACTTCTCCAGTTGACCATTCTACTGCAGGTGCTAGAGAGGTACAAAATTTTTGTAATACTGGATTAAGTAGGTTATTAGAGTATGTAATAGCAGGTCACCATACAGGGTTACAAAATTATGGCAACTGTGAGGAGGGATTGGCAGCTAGATTAGTAAAAGAGTCATCAAAAGATTATTTTAGTTATTCAGATGACTTAAAGATAAAAAAATCTGTTGACCAGTGCTTAAAATTAAAGTTTGATAAAGACTATATAGGCTTTGGTGTGGAATTTTTTACAAGAATGTTGTTTTCATGCTTAGTTGATGCAGATTTTATAGACACTGAAAAATTTTATACTCCAAATAAAACGAGCTTAAGAGGTAAATATTCAGATATAAGCACCCTTTATGAGATATTTAATAGTTTTATGGGAGAGAAGTTAGAAAATGTTCCTTTTAATGAGCTTAATAAGACAAGGGCAAAGATTTATTCTGATTGCATACAGACGTCTCTTAATGAACAAGGTGTATTTTCATTAACAGTCCCTACAGGAGGAGGTAAAACACTTTCATCAATGGCTTTTGCCTTATCTCATATGAAAAAACACCATTTAAAAAGGGTGTTTTATGTGATACCTTATACAAGCATAATAGAACAGAACGCAGGAATTTTTAAAAATATATTTGGTGAAGAGAATGTTTTAGAACACCACAGTAATTTCAACGTATATAATAG